ACAAGGGACCTGTAACTCCCTTTATAAATAAATCAAAGGGTATGCTACACTACAAATATTATTTCATGTGTGAGAATAATTTTGAACCCGGTTTTATAACAGAAAAGTTATGGGAGCCCATATTGTGCGAGACATTAGTTTTCTACTGTGGGGCACCCGATGTTAGTAAATATGTGGACCCTTTATCGTTTGTAGAAATTGACCTTGACGATTTTGACAAAGCTTATGATATTATTTCAAAGGCAATTGCTAGTGATTTATATCAGGAACGTTTACCTTACATACGAAAAATGAAAAATAGGCTTTTAAATGAAATGCAATTCTTTCCGCGCATTGAGAAAATAATCAACGAAGTGCTTTAAGGGTTATTTGGATCATATCTACTTTGCTTTACTGGTTTTGGAGAAGTATTTTTAATTAATTTCTGCGTCACAAGCATACGACCTAACTTATCGTTAATGCTATATTTGTCGGTAAGCTTATCTATTGATTTTTTACGCGTTACCGAATTATTCGTCCGTCGCCGCCGCACAATTGTTTTTTTTGTAAATTTAATTGACTTAGACCTTGACTTAGACCTTGACTTAGACCTTGACTTAGACCTTGACTTAGACCTTGACTTAGAATTTTTTCTGGTTTTCGTTGCGGATGTCTTCTTAACTGGTTTACAATTATACTCCTTATCAAATCCATCCATAAATTTTTTACTTATTTCACAGTTACTTAGATTATATCTGTCAAAGCCCTTAGGCAACTTCCCTTTACGTGTGCTATTACTCATTATAATATTAAAATATTTTTATTATAACGTTTTAATATTAAGAACGCAATGGTCTTTGATTATTCTCAATTACCAAATTATTTGGCATTATCATTGAAGTGCGTTCAAAGAAATCCTTTCTTGGTAGATATTTAAGTTGTGCTATGGTGTTAGGTTTCGGATCAACCAGATTAGTGGAGTTAATTCCGAACAGTGCGGACTCAATCTCTATGGGGTTGCTAGAAAGCGCGTCTCTTGAAATTGCGTTTGGGAAAAACCCAATACTCGGGATTGTTGGCTCGTATGCTGGGCCATGCTGTGAATATTTATAGAAATCATATTTACTTGATAATTTATTAATTTTTTGCTCTAATTTGTAATTACCAGGCGTATTTTTATTACGGGTAGATGCCATATATATGTATGATTATAGATTATTTATAAGAGTATTTTTATTATGTTTGCTAATATTGTCGGATTTATCTAAATCACAAATACACAAATGGATTAAGTCAAAAAGTTCATATTGAAACATCCCCTTGAATATAGTTAAATCGTCATCACCTATATAGAGTTTAATATTGCTTAATTTATCTGACTCGCGCGCCTTTTTAATAATATCACGCATATCTGTATTATCCGCATTTTTTTCAAAAATGGTTGTCATAATAGTATTTATCTTATCGTCATCCCATTTATCTAAATTATACACCTGAATCAGTTGAATCCTGTACATATCGTCCTTTTCATCTTCATCGTGTTGTTTATATGTGCACACAAATTCAGTATTATACATAATTAGTTATGATGATACTTTTTAAACTAATTATATGACAGACTTATTGGGTAGAATATTCTTTGTCGCGTGTTAATTCGCGCGACGGAACTCCTCCACGAATCCAGCCCTTCTCGGCAACACCCTCCACCAGATTGGCCGGATTATTAACAGTAGACTTTAACGATGGAATCATAGGCGTATGGTATTTAATGTAAGAGAGTTCGGAGGACTGTGTGATGCTCTTGCGATTATTCGCCAATTCGCCCTGTTGAATTTGTGACTCCATAACAGGGTTTGCGTTTCCTCTACCCAGAAACGGAACGGTCGAGAACGGTCGCTGAATTAAACTGATTTTACATCTTGGTTTCGAGAGCGGCGTACGCATTAGATTAGAGTTCTGATCGATATTACATCCACCAATTCCAACCTGATGACTTCCAGTAAAATTCACGTCTAAATGGTTTGTGGCAAAATCAACCGCTGTCTCATTCGGACATTGAGACTGGTAACTGTTTAACATATAATTAGATGCGTGTGAATTCTGAATCGTTTGCTGACTCTGGTCACACATATCATTTCCAATTCGTGTTCCCTGATTGAATTTGTAATCATAGACAGAGGCCATTTATATAATGAATATATATTTTTTATATAAATGTTGTATTAATATTATTCCCACATGTCTACGATTGTTCTTTATTAGACTTCATACCACCATAGCAAAACTCCGCAAACTTGTCCTGTTCATTCGGCACTTGTGTATTTGGTGTGGCATACCACGTTCTCATTGATTGGTCGAATGCGAAATTATCCCCTAAATCTTTAAATAATTTCTCGTCAATATTTGGGTCTTTAAATTCGCTCGTTATAAACTCTTTAGTTGCGGTATTAATGTCTTCCGTTACAATCGGGTTATATGTTGGTGCAGCCGCCTTCCTATTTGGATTATCCGCGATATCTGTAAGCAATACATTCATTACAGGATTAATAGGTGTTGGTTTACTATATTCATCCTTAATTAGTTCGTAGTAATTGGCATTTGTAAACGCTTCAGTAGAAGAGATAGATACCTTTTGTTTTTTTTGAATTTTGTTAATTAAAATTATTACTGCTAAAGTTATAATTCCAGTAACCACTATTTTAAACTGCTTCGTTGCAAAAAATCCAAGGGTCGTCAATATAATTATTAGGCGCGAAATAGAATTTAGTTTTTCGTTTTTACTCATTATCCTGGTTGGCCATATTTTAAAAACATTATCACGGTCTAATAATATGCTTGGTTCGTTTATCCAAAATGGAGTAGTCATTATATATATTTAAAGGTTTTATTTGTTCTGCTTCTTCTTCTTTTTCTTCTTTTTCTTCTTAGGTTCGCTTTCACTATCCGTATTTTGCTTTCGCGACGATTTTTCATATGCCTCGCCTGTACTAAATATAACATTTTCCATATCTTCAAACTTCACACCCTCTGATAATAGCAAATCAATTGCCGCTTGATTTGACGCCTCTTCCGATTCAATATTCACCTCTGGTATTGGTTTTACGTTTGTTTTTGATATTTTACTTCGCATTCTCTCCTTCTGCTTTGCCAGGTTGATGTTGCGTTTCATTTGTGCCTGCATCGCACTAGTATTCATTTTATCTGAACCAGCCTTATTGAAAAGATTCTGTATGTTTTCCATACCAGGCATATCCTTCATATGCTGCATCATTTCGGCTGCCTCCGCAAGAAGTTCGCTCTCCTTTAAATCGCCCGATTTAATTTTTGTGTCCAGTTTACTTCCAACTTTTGTCACTAAATCCATTAATTTTGTGGGATTCTTGAACAGCTTTTGAAATACATCATTTACTGACGTTTCATCTTCCATATCAATATTAATATCTGACGCAGTTTCCTCTGCAATCTCGCGCGCAAGATTGCCTAATTTTCCATTTAACATCTTGTTCATATGGTCATGTAATTTTTCTGGGTCTGGTAGACCATTTTTCTCGTCACCGACGTTATTTCCTGTATCGTTTCCACTAATGTCAAGCCCGGTGTCCATATTAAAAATAGTCTCCTGTAATTTGCTTTTGAATTCGTCATTATCAATCGCCTCGAATAATTTCGCAGTGTCTCCAAACGAGGTCGTGTCAGACATATCCGATACCAACGCAAATAATAATAGCTGTAGATATTTCCATATTGTCTTTCTCGTCGCATCGCTAATATTTTCAGTCCATACAAATAGGAAATCAATACCAGGAAGCAGATAAATCGGATCCTCGCCCGAAAATAGTTTTTCATTCTGATATAGAATGTCGAAAAACTTCTCGGGGTATATTTTTAAACAATGTTCCTTAATTGAGATTATATTAGCGTCGTCTATATCATTGTATTCAACTATCGCAGCCAAATTAGGATGTAATGTTTTCTTTAATTCTGGATAGGTTGTTAATAAGTCGTTAGTGAAATCATACACTATTTTTCTGAGATTATCTAACGGGTTTTCAGTAGCAGGGTTACCCGAGACATCAGAATCCATATTTAGGTTATCCATAAACCCTTTCATATCGCCCATGGAACCCGCAGACTCTTGTAGGTTTTCCATCATTGATTTTAAATCGCCCATAGGGTTCTCGTGTGTGGAATTGCCCGAGACATCAGAATCCATATTTAGGTTATCCATAAACCCTTTCATATCGCCCATGGAACCCGCAATATCTTGTAGATTTTCCATCATTGATTTTAAATCACCCATTGATAAATCTGGACTATTTAAATTTTCCATCATTGATTTAAAATGCTCCTCCGTAAATTCACTAGGTCCTGAATTATCGTTCTCATCGGACATAATATAGTTTGAATCATAATTTATTTTTAAATCAAACTATAATTAAATAATTGTATTGTTGTATTTATATAATATTAACGATAGTATACATCGCACAGTTTTGACAGATTTTGTATATATTTAACCACTTTTTCCCTGTCAACGGAATTCATATTTTTAACGGGTTCACGCAGAACATCTATCTTTTTAAGAATATAATCCGAATCTCCGACGACAGATAAATCGGTGTTGTAATCTTTGTGAATGAAAAAATCAATATTTCCAGACTCAATCTCGCTACGATATATTTTCAAAAAATATTCATTGAATGCCTTAATGACTAATTTAGGATTTGCCTTTCGCATTTGAATAAATGATGCCTTTACAGTGGAAATATCGTCATCATCTGGGAATACGCGCTCAACATCTTCAACAAACTCTACAAAATGGTCGTTGAATCCCTTGAGGATTTGCGACTTATCCATATGAAATATCTATTATTATTTTTTTAAACTATTATAATTAGATAATTATAGTATTATTTAGATAATAGTCGCTACAATCAAAATAAAAATCGATACATGGTTTGTGACATCGCAGCAAGTAATAACCATATACGCCAACTAATTGTACTAATAGAACGTGTCTAATATTACATAACGTCTTGTTTGTATTGTAGATATTATATACACGACTATTTAATATATAACAAATCCCTGAAAATATAGCCAATAACATTATTTTGTAATCATATAATGTTGCTCTCAGCGAGAAACACGAATTCATAGCTAAATCCATATATTTAAGTGTATTATTGTTCGGATGAATATGAAAAATAACACCTATAAACGAGCTCAACAACATCGTATGTGACCTCCAGATGTATCCAAATATACCTATAGGTATGGCACCTACAATACAAATATAATTGTGTTTCATTTAATAATATTATTATTAATGCTTTAATATTATTATGGTTAATTCTTAATCTCGTTTGCTCTTTCGCTTTGTAATTTATCCATAGATACTTCGCCGACCGTATTCGGGCTATATGTGTCCGGTGGGGTCTCGATAACATACGATGACCCCAAATCTGCGTAATGGTGTTGTTGCCTCATTCCGCCTCCACCCTGCGCCGATAATTCGTCTGGGTCTTGGTCTAAAAAGCTATAATTGTCCGACGCGACACCAAACCCAGAAGTTGTCGCGTCCATAAGAGAAAATGCGAGAGGCTCTCCATTATTGTTCGTAGATACATTGTTTCGTTCAACTTCTTGTGGTTGAATATGATTCGTTATTTCTTCTCCGAAAAGGACCTTATTACCTCTATTTAGAAGCATTAATGCGGGAACCTTTGTTATTGTATGTGGTAGCAATATTTCTTGTCCATTTTCCAATACAATATTAGTAATTCCGTTTGGCTTTTGTACCCTCTTATCTATACAGATAAAGTGAATGTCATCCTTAATTGATGTTTGTGATAACTTCTGTAATAGCGGTTTACAATTATTACAATAATTACTATAGTAAAGAATAGAACTCATTATATATGTAATTTATTTTACGAATTTTAAATTAAACTAATTAAAAATTGATTTAATTATTTGTCTATATAATATAGTAAATCATGGACCCTAAAATAAGTAACTTCGTAACCGATGATAATTACCTAAAATTTACAATGTCCGGTGTGAATGTAAGCATCGCAAACGCCTTAAGGAGGATTATTCTTTCGGAAATTCCTACTATCGTCTTTCGCACCAGTCCATATGAAGAGAATCTGGTAGACTTTCAGCTAAATACAACACGAATGAATAACGAGCTCATTAAACAGAGAATAAGCTGTGTGCCTATTCATATTACTGATACGGGGTTTGAGCACAAGGATTATGTTGTTGAGGCCGATCTACAGAACGATACCGATGCCATAATTTATCTTACAACTGGCGATTTTAAAATAAAAAATACACAGAACGATAAATACTTGACCGACGGAGAGGTTAAAAATATATTCCCACCGGATTCCATCACAAATGATTATATTGAGCTGGTTCGATTGCGTCCTAAAATATCCGACGTTATTCCAGGCGAGCATATCAAATTCTCAGCACAATTAGATATTGGTATGGCTAAACAGGACAGTGCCTTTAATGTTGCCTCTACTTGTAGTTATGGTGCGTCGATTGACCCTATTAAAATTAATGAGGTCTGGACAAATAAAAACAAAGAACTCAAGGCCTCTGGTGAGACTAAGGATAGTATCGCGTCCATTAAAAAGGATTGGGACTTGCTTGATGCTAAAAGAATTATATTGACAGACTCATTTGATTTTACGATTGAGAGCGTGGGTCCGTTCACAAATTATATGATTGTCCATAAGGCAGCCGATGTTATGATAGGGAAACTGAAGAAATTTTCCGATGACATTCAAAGCAATGAGAGCATGATTAAAGAGTCATCTTCTACTATCCAACATTGCTACGATATTGTTTTGGAGAACGAGGACCATACGCTCGGTAAGGTATTGGAGTATATTTTATACACTAAATATTACCAGATTGATAAAGCGAATACCGAAGAACAGACGAGCACCAACAATCTCACATACTGCGGATTTAGCAAACCACACCCGCATATAAATCAAAGCATTGTTAGAATTGCTTTCATTAATAATAAGGATAAAATAGACCTGGTTACTCTATTAGTTAATATTGCTGATATAGCAACCATCATATATAAAACTATTGGCGATGAATTCAAAACAGAATAATAAATAAAAATATTAGTTATTTAATTATTATTTACTTGCGTGAATACTTTGTTCTTTTATTGCCCTTTCTAGCTTTACGACCCCCACGCGATTTAGTTTTTTTACCTGCCCGGCGTCTTCTGGATTTACCACCCCGACCTCTCTTGGATTTACGTCTCTTGGTTTTTTTACCACCACCAATAAGAGGGGGAACACCACCCATACCAGGGGCCATATTATTATTACCCATCATACCACCCATACCAGGGGCCATATTATTACCCATCATACCACCCATACCAGGGGCCATATTATTACCCATCATACCACCCATACCAGGGGCCATATTATTACCCATCATACCACCCATATTATTACCCATCATACCACCCATATTATTACCCATCATACCACCCATATTATTACCCATCATACCACCCATATTATTACCCATCATACCACCC